GCAGGAAATGAAGTTGGTGATTATTATTCAGAGCATAAGGCTGGCGCAGATCTTGTAGGTTTTGTCGGTACTGCACTGGTACCTATGAGTCTTGGCACTAAGGGGCTGCAACTGCTTCGGAGCGGCACAGCTCTTGGTAGTTTTGGCGAAGCTCTTGGCTACACTGCCAGCCGCAAAAATTACTGGCTTCAGGAGGCACTCAAGGAAACTGCTGCTGAGGGCGGCGTTGTAAAAAGCATTCTGCAGTCTGCTTCCCGCCGCAGACAGCTAGGCTGGGAGATGGCAGATCAAGCACTCATTGGCACTGCTCAAGAGCTGGCCATTGCGGCCACCATGAATGTTAGTCCTGTCTTTGACAATGCCACTGCTGGAGACTTTGCCTGGAATATTGCGCTTGGCACTGGCCTTGCTGGTACTATTGGTGGAGGTCTTGGAAGTCTTGCAGTTAAGGGCATTCTGAAATCTGCTGCCAAAGATGTACAAGCAGAACTGCGACTTGTCGATACTATCTTTGATCCTGCACAACTCGGAATGAAATCCAAGGGATCTGAGATCAGTGCGTATCTGTCTGACATGCTTAGCAAGCCTGATGGTTTGCGAAATGTTGGCATTCAATATACGTATGATGGCAAGCGGTATGCGCAAGGATTGGACATTGGCCCTGCTGTTGATGTTGCGCGCGCCAAAGCTCAGAAACAAGCGCAGGACGAGATTGCCATTCGCTTCAATGAGCTTGCAGCAGGAGACGCAAGTATTGGCCAAGCGTATGCAGGATTTGTGCGTAGTGGCATTGATGCTGCGCGCGCAGCAGGTAAGTCTCCAGATGAAATTGTAGAGTTGCTACATGGCTATCTCAATAATGTGGAGCGTATTGAGGCCGTTGATATTGAGCGTATGGCACTCGATGCTCGTAAGTTCTATGTCAATCTCAAACCGTCTGGCGATACTGCTCTGGAGAAATTGACCAGTACATTCACGAAAGATCGTAGCAAGCAAACTTCGCAGCAAGCCTACATGCTTGCAGAAGATGTCACAGCTGCGGACTTGAACATTGTGCGCATGGATCAGCTCGGTGTGGCCAAGGTGAAAGATGCATTCAAAGCGGCACCTGAGGCAGATGCTGTCCAACTTCTTGATGGCAGTTTCCGCTTCAATCCTGCAAGTAAAAAGGTGCTTGCGTATCGTGAGACTCCGCACACTGTGCGCATGTTCATGGATCTTGAGACTGGTACGCTGAGCCCTCAGACTGTGCCGGTGTTTGGAGACTTGATCAAGAATGGCAAGTTTGTAGACACTATTGACTACATTGCAGCAGGTGCATACAAACAGCGGGTTAGCGGCACGTTCGTGTCTAAGATTGATGCTCCGCCGGTGGAAGGCAGTGCTAGGTTTGCTTGGGCAAGTCGCCGCACTGTGTCTGAACTTTACAAACTTACACGCGGCATTGTCAATGCCAATGACATTCCTGTTCTTCAGCGTTTGCTGGAACTTGAAAAGACTAACTTTGATACCATCAAGAAGTTCAAGTTCCTTGAAGGAGGTAAAGAAGTTCCCTATGAGGATCTTGTCAGCTTGCGTGCATATGTAGAAGAGGCTAGACTTAATGCATTGGCCACTGGCTTGAATGAACTCGGCAAGGCAGGTAAATCTGTAGAGTCTCGTATCATTGCGGCCAATCTTGGGACTACTCGTGAGTGGGTAGAGGAGACTATCTCTAATGGTTTTAATCCGCTTACCCACAATCCTGCACTGAGAGAGTCTGGCATTCTTCCTACTGAAGCTGCTTTGACTCCGCGAAATGTGGCTATTCAGTGGAACTTTGGAGCTGTTCCTAAAATGGTTCCAGAGGATGCGTACCGCATGAATATGGGGCCTAGCCATCTTGCTACTATGGAGCTGAGCACGCAATATCAAATGATTGTGCGCAAGCGTGTGCAGGATAATGCAGTCACTACTGTTCTAGGAGATGATGCAGACCTCATTATTGATATGGACACCTTTGCTTCTGGCAAAGATCCGCTCAGTAGAACTGCTAATCAACAGGGTGCAGGTGCAACTACGTTTGGTGCTGCGAATGCAGACTACGGAAATAAAGCCGCATTGGCATCTCAAACTCTTGGTAAGAACGTAGCACTCGTGACTCAGCGGCGCAGAGATGCAGCTATTGAAGCACTGAGTCCTCATGTTAATGCTATTAGGTCTGATCCAACAGCTGCAGCGGAACTCAGTATTCTGACTACTGCACTGCGTAAATCTCCAATGCGCTATGTGATTGATCCAGAAGGAGGACAGCGCCTATTGAGTACAGACATTATTATCGCTGCTCGCAAGATGGATGGAGGTATTGATGAGGCACTTGATGCATTGGAAGGCAGTGCAGCTATGCCTCATGCTTTTGAGATCAACTCAGAGGCTGTATTTGATTTTATCAAAACACACACTGCTATCAACGCAGCCCGCAGAGATAAGCTTAGCACACTATACAATGCACGCGGTATGACCATTGCAAAGCATGGTGATCTGCCTGTTGTCTATGTTCCTCCAGTTAATACTGTTCGCTATCCTTACCACGCATTTGTACGCACAAAGGCAAAAGTTGGATTGGCAACTGAGACTGGCATGATTACGGCGCGCAGTGAGCAGCAGTTGCGTGAGCTGGCATCTAGTCTATCTGATGACTTTGATGTATTCTTCAAAGCAGACACTGACAATTACTTCAAGGCCAAGGGGGAGTACGATTATAATCTGACGCTGAACGAAGGTGCAATCAACAGTGAGCTGGCCCGCCGTGGCAAGCTGGCTGACATTCTGCCTGAGACTCGCGCTGAGAACGTACTGGAAGATTACCTGCAATTCCACGCCAAAGGAGAAGAGAAGTTTGTAAGAACTGCGGCTGAAGTTCGTAACAGTAGATTCTTTGCAGAGCTTGGATTCCTGTCCAAAGTGTATCGCAAGGAATCTGAATCTGTTACGCGCGGCATTGGTTCTAGGTTCAAGAGCCGCGTTGCAGATCCATTTGGAGACTATATCAAGACTGCACTCAATATCTCTAAGCAGCAGGAGTTCCCGCTACTGGATAGTCTGAATGAGTTTGTTGATAAGCTAGGCATGCAAGCTGGCGAAGCATTTGAGAAAGGTTTTAGAGATGCAAAGGCTGGATTGATTCCTTGGGAAGATGCAAACTTCCTGATGGAGCAGTATGGCATGCGAGGTGCATTCACCAATGTGGATCAATACCTTGCAGCCAATGAACGCTATCCGCGAAATCTCATTCGTGAGGGATTGCAGAAAGCTAACCTGTTGCTCGCTGGGTTGAGTCTGCGACTTGACTTTGCTAACAGTCTGCTGAACATCATCTCTACTCCCATCATGCTGGGTACAGAAATCTCTAGCATCAGGCAACGCCTGAAGGCTGGCGATCCCATGCTTGGCAAGTTGAATGAGTTGATGAGTATTCAGGTGCCTGGTAGGGATGTACGTGTTCCTACTATGATGCCGCGTTTGGCGGAGTCCATCAATAACTACTTTGGCCCTAACAAGCAAGCATTGATTGAGCGGTATCGTAAGATTGGTGCCATCAAGGAAATCAGTCAACTCTATCATGAGCTGCTTGATGACTTGAGCTTTAGGCCTAACAATGCCAAGGCTTGGATCAACAGGATTGAAGCAGGCATTGAGAAGGGATCTAAGATCACTGGCAACAATATGTCTGAGGAGTTGACTCGCTTCATCTCTGCAGACACTATGCGTCAGATCACTGATCCTATTGTCTCTGCTGGTAAGATGTCTATCAAGGAGCAGGATGCATACATTGCAACTTTCGTCAACCGTGTACAAGGTAACTATGTAACTAGTCAGCGGCCCATTGCGTTTCAAGGTACAACCGGAGCAGCAATCTCGCTGTTCCAGACATATACCTTCAACGTGTTGCAGCAGCTGCACAGGCACATGGAAGCAGGGGACAAGAAAACTCTGCTGATGTTTGCTGGCCTGCAAGGCAGCATCTTTGGTCTAAATGGTTTGCCATTCTTTGATGCAGTCAATACGCACTTGATTGGTAGTATGGTTGCAGGTAATCCGGAGCACAAAGATCTGTATAGTACGTTGCCAAGTTTCAATAAGGAGCTTGGAGATTGGATGCTGTATGGAACTGCCTCTGCATTCCCACTGTTCAGTGGAAACGGTCCTGCACTCTATACTCGTGGCGATATGAACCCAAGGCATGTCACCATGATCCCAGTCAATCCTATGGATGTTCCTGCTGTCAATGCTAGTATTCGAGTCATTGACTCCATTATTGGTATGGGCAAGAACGTCATCCAAGGTGCAGATGTTACGGACTCACTGTTGAAAGGACTTGAACATCAGGGACTCAATAGGCCACTGGCAGGATTTGCTCAGCTGCTTGCAGGTAGGACTACCACTAGCAAAGGAGCACTAGTAAGTGCTGCCAATGACATGGAAACTACCAGCTTTATGGCCACTGTTGCAGATCGCTTTGTCAATTTCGGAGGAGTTTCCAGACTCATGGGCGCTAGGCCAATGGACGAAGCTATTGCCTTGAATACTCTGTATCGCCAGAAGCAGTATCAAGCAATGGATCGTGCAAGACTTGAACGCTTGGGAGAAGTTGTTAAAACTAAACTCTATGCTGGTCAAGTTCCTACCGATGCAGAACTCGATGATTTCATGCTGCGATATACTCGCAGCGGTGGACGCATTGAGAACTTCAGTCAGTCTATGCAGCGTTGGAGTCGAGATGCAAACACATCTGTGGTAAACCAGCTTGCAACTAAACTTAATAGTCCGTACAGCCAGACACTGCAAACCATCATGGGCGGCGAATTGCTGCCGGACTACACTAATCAGGAGTAACTTATGACAACCAGACTGCTAAGGTAGTGTTCTCAGTTATTTTTGAAGAGCGCGCTTAGCGTATAGGCGAAAAAAGACCCCGCATCCAAAAAGGATGGCGGGGCTTTTGTTTATCTGGCGCCTTGTGCTTCTTCTCGACTCACATATTTATGGCCTGAATCAGCATGCTTGCAATCGCTACAGCCGCTATCAGTATTGCTACGATCATAGCGACACTCATGAGACATACGAAATGGAAAGACCACTCCAAATTCAGTAGACTCTACAGTCTCCTTGAATTTGTCTGGTCTATTCCAGCACCCATATCTGTAGTCTGCATCTCGTATTCCGTGAGGATGTACTGGATAATCAATTACTGGCATAGCGGAAATAGTCTTGGAGCTATGAAATTTAGGTGACTTTGAATCTCAAGAGCTACTGCGCGAATTTCCCATTGAGCATGTTTGTCAGTCCTATTCTTCAAGAAGTCCCTCCAGCCTTGGAAGTTCATACAGATGTTTAGTTCTGTCGTGCAGCCTTGTGGAAGAGTGTATCGTGCATCTTCTTTGCGCATCCCAAATTCTATGGATTGCAGATACACTGACTCTGCCTCTGCTTGCACCTTCAACCATGCTGCTCGCAGATGGGGTGGCATAGAATCTAGTGCAGCAGGATTCACAAATTCTACATTGGTTTCTTTAACGTACCGCTGACTACGTTGTAGAATTCCAGCATGAGCAACACGCACAAGCTGATGGCTACATACACGACTAATACCCGCAACGTTGAACGTAGCATATGCGAATCGCATGGTTGCCATGTGGCCTTGGTTCTTACAGTTTTCCGCGCGGCGGAGACAAGATTCTTCATCCGTTCTACTGTCATAGCAGATGGCTGCATTTTCACCTACCGTATATTCTGGATTGAGTGTGTGGTCTTTGAGTGTTACGATCATTTCATTCTCTCCTTCAATATTGCTGCAATCTTAGGCTCTGGTTTCCAGTATCCAGGTCCCTTGAGTACCTTTCCTCTCCCATCGTAAATAGGCTTGCCATCCTCTCCCAGCTTAGACATGTTGGATGCCATGATGATAGCCAGAGTCTCATTGATAGGGAGTCCAAACTTGCGCATCTCACTAGCACAATAGACTTGCAAATCTCCAAGCCAGTCAGCAAGCTCAGTCAGAATCTCTAGCATTGTACGATCTGGATCACGCACTGCCATGCGAATAGCATCCACTTCATTGAGTTCCTCAAAGAAGATGCTGTAGACTTTCTCTAGGTATACGTCAAGCTGTTCACGGACAGATGTAGACCCGCTAGGTGTAAAGACTGGCAAACGTGGGATGCCAGGAGACTCAAGCGCCGGCAGTCCATACATCTTGTTGAAGTCAGTGATCTTGTCCTCAAAAGATTTACCGTCTTCCAGACGTGCAGTCACTGCCTTGACTCCATCCACAGTGTAAACGCGATGGGCAATGAAGTCTACAAGATTTGGATGCAGAGTGTCTGCTTCAATTTCAATGGTGATTGTGTGTTTAGTAGCCATTTCGCTTTAGCGCCTGTAATAGCTCGTCGCGCTGCTCCTTGAGTGCCACGATCTCGCTGATCTGCTCGGCGTTCTCGCGGGCCAGGCGGCGCAGTTCGGCGGCGGCTTCTTCGCACTCAGGCGGAGTTTCCATAAACATGGTCTCTAGCTCATCAGCCAGCCGCAGGGCTTCGGATTGCATATTAGTAGTCATTTGCAAATTCCTTCAAATGTTTGTCAATGTCAAGTTGGTGTTGATCACAGTCTTCCGTAGAGCATTTGGCATCTAGCCACTTTGCCCTATAACCTTTGCGATCCAGAATGTCATAGGTGTGAGGACAAGAATCTTCAGGCTCCCAATTATCTGGGTGCCCTCGTGCATATGCTGGTTCGTAGTAGCCGACTTCTAGGACTCCTAGCTTGCAAGGAATTCCACAAGTCTTAGACTCTACAACAAATTGGTAGTTGTTTGAGTTATCCATTATCACTCTCCTGTGATACCGTCTGTGATACCGTGAGCTGCTTCAATATCGCGGGCAAAGCCTTCTCGATCAAACCACTCAAATCCATCCTTGGCAATGCGTTTGTGCTTCAGACCAATCTCATATATCCTTTCACTAGAGAGCGGTTGTTTCTCTGGCGTCGGCTTCACCGGCGGCGACTTCCAATCTATGTCAGTCATCATCTATTTGCCTCCTTCAAAAGTGAATAGTCAACATACACATTCTTGTCACTCAACATCTTACGCACAATCAAATAGCCCTGCACATTGGAAGTCTTGCTGCGTGGAACGTACTGAATCTTACCGCCCTGCATAAGACCTGCCAACAGTTTGTTAAGATCCTCTGGCTTGTCAAGATCAGATTGCACCTGTTTCCACAGTGCAGGAACATCCAACGGGCCACGGGCCTCTGATAGAACGGAGATGATGCGTGCTGCTACATCTGCGTTTTTGGCTTTACCGAACTCTCCCATTGCGTTTGGCATTTTGTGCTCTGTGAATGTGAGTAAGGTATTAGCAAATACGACATCCTCTGCCCTGATCTCTCTCCGTAAGTTACTAGCTGCGGTGAGGAGACAGAGCTTGAGTAGATGCGTAAAACGTCTGGTAGAATAGTGTTTGAATCTGGCATCCTCTAGTCCTTCAAAAGTGCGATAGATAACCTCAAGCATATTGCGTGCTTGACTAGACATGGATGCTTCACCATGAACGTCTGCACGAATAGCCTCAAGAGTGTTGATGATGCTAGTTTTCAGCAGCTCATCAGGACGCTCAGGAAATGCAATCTTCTTGCTAGTGCTTTCACCATAGACTAGAATAAGTCTTGATAGAAATCCTTGGCCAATAGCCTGTGGAGGAAATGCCTCTGCAAATCCTGCATGCGTATTGCCAGCCAGTATGTTAATAGTTGGTTGGTAGATGTTTACACTTCGTGAGGTCTTGAGTCGCTGCTTGAACGGGGCATCTGGATTATCCCAGTCCCACAAGCTGCCAAGCAAAGAAAGAAATTCAAGATTACCAGATCCAACGAACTCATTGAACTCATCGGCAGTGATGAAAACTTCTTTTGGATCTCCGCCGGCGGCTTCATCTCCAAAGATGTTTTGCATCACACTGTTCTTTGTAATCTTTCCTTCGTCATCTTCTACGCCTTCCAAGTCCAGCAGGAACTTCTCTTTTGAAGTACGCTCCGCACTGAACTTGTCATAGCCAGCAGATGCTATTACCTTCTTCGCCATCTTAATGGCAGTTGACTTGCGCGTTCCGGGATCACCTAACAGCATTATGTACTGATTAGGAAATATGTTGAACTCTCCGAATGGAAGATAATACTGCCTGCCAAGCATTGCTCCAAGACAGGACAGTATGCTCCACCTATGAAATATCATAGGAGATTCAGTCTTTTCAACATACTGGAAGTATGCCTCAAATAGTGGAGTCGCCACTCTAAGTACCTTTCATTTTAGATCTCCCCAATATTTCGCAGGCTTTCCGTCTTTGTGCGATGCCATGTCTGGTGGAATCTTCATAGTCCTAACCTTGCCATCTGTACCTCGTACAGTTACTGGCTCAGTCATCATTGCAAGCACAATGCCAGGAGTATCTGCACCACGGTAAGCAAAGAATAAACTATCGTGAATCTGTGCCTTGAGTCGCACCTTTCCACGCAATTCACCGTATACACTACTGCGCCATATACGATAAAATACGCGGTTAATAATTCCAACAGAGAGATTTTGTGGGCCATGTGCAACAGCGGCATTCAGTGCTGGTTTAGAGGAGGTTGGATCGGAAAAGAAATGGCGAGTCCATCCAAGTGGGCTTACCAGTTTCTTGGTGAGTTTGATATTGCGCTTGAGTTCATCGTACCAATCTTTCTTTACTTCAGGATATGTTTGTTCGTATGTGCGTAGTAGATGTTGACAGACTTGTGTGAGACTCCACTTTGCAGGGAGCTTCAATAGTGTTCTCGCTTCAGCAACTGCTTTAGGCCCCATAGTATCAAGAAGCACACTAGCTCCCATATTATAGTTTGCTCCGTGGTTTACCCGCTTACTAAGGTTTCGTAAAGGCTTTCCAACTTCTTCGTATGGAACTCCGAAAAACTTATGCGCGTTCCAGCTGTGATAGTCTTTGTCGCTCTCAACGAGTGCAATGAGAGATTCACATCCAGACATGTATCCAACACAGCGAGCCTCAGATTGAGCGTAATCCCCTTCCGCCAATCCATCCCAATTATCATCAGCTCGTATCCATGATTTAACTGCGTTTCCCTGAGGGATGTTTTGAATCTGCAGTCCTGTCCAGAAAGAAGATTCAGTAGACGCAAGCCTTCCAGTATCAGTTCCTGCCGGGTTGGTTTTGTAGTAGAGTCTGCCATTCCAGAACTTTTCCCACTTGAAATATGTTGACAACAGTTTTGCTTGCTTGCGATATGCAAGTATCTCGGAGACAATGCGCTCATTGAATGGGTGCACAGCAGCACAGGCCACCATAGCTTTGGAGTCTGCACTATCTAAGTCTCCCATTCCCAAAACTTTTAACAGTCGCTTGCATTGGTCTGGAGATCCCGGATTAAACGCTTCGCCAAACCACGCTGACAACTTCTTCCTGTGCAGTTCCAGCTTCGTTTCTGCTGCTTGTCGTGCACTATCAAATCGCTCACGATCAAGTGAGAGTCCGTCAGCTTCCATGTGAAGGCAAGGGAACACGAGTGGGAACTCAAGCAGATAGTTATTTCTTGCCCAGCCAGGAATCTCCAAGATGAGCGCACACCACGAAGTAAGAGTCGCCCAACAGTCGCGGGCGTTATACTCGAACAAGTTGTGTTCGCTTCCTGCTGCATCATCTTTCCAGTATCGGATGCTCCGAACAGAGAAAGCAGTGATGAAGTCCAGTCGCTTAGGCAACTCTGAATACCAGGAGTGGAAAAGGTGCTGCGTATCGTAAAGCCAGTTATTGCATGGTGAATTAAAACGGAGGAAGTATAGGTTGTCATACATTCCGTTCTGGAAGATTTTTGGAACATTGTTTGCATTTACGTTACGGACAAATTGATGAGCCAGCATATCCTTATATGGTACAACCACAGAGTGAGTAGTACCGTCAGCAAATAGAGCACAGTAGCCAACACAATGGATGCGCCGCTTCTCATCTCCAACATAGGTTTCAATATCAACTGCAAGAAGTACTGCATTGTTTAGTTTTTCAAGGAGAGACGCTGATGTTGAAGGCTTCCAAGTTTCCCAAGTGAATTGCGTCTGCGGAAACCAACGATCTGGATCTGTGATCTTGCTAACAAAACGCTTAAAGATGAATGGCCCTTCCGGCGTTGTAACCAAGTACTGAAGCGGATTGAGAATGAGCACTTCAACGCTATGAGCAGTACCAAGTTTTGTCGCCGAGATGCTAAAGAAGCTGCCTGCATAATCATCGAGTGCAAGTTTTTTCTTTGATCCCCGCCTATCAACATGGTGTCGGAAATCTGGCAAGCAGCTGATAAGAGTAGTGAGCGTCGTTGCATTTGTGCAGATGATGTGCGTGATGCCATGAGCTTTGATCTTTGCAGCTATGCTTGTGATGTATTCCTCTGGAGCTAGTTGCACTTTTAGCGCATGAGCACCAATGATGGGACGAAAGCGATCAAGATATGGACGATCTTCAGGGGCGCCAAATAGTGCTAGTTGCATGTGTTGCCTTTCACTTGGTTAGAATTTTGGGTATGCAGTCTATTGGCTAGGCCACATACACAAAAGCCCCGACACAAGGCCGAGGCAGTTTTTAGTCAGTAGTCAATCTATTACAGAACAACCACATCCTTGATGGAGAAGTTCCAGCGATCCGGATCTTTCTTATCCTTGCGGCGAGCAAGACTAGCAGCAACGCTGATCCTGTCAATCTGTGCAATGGTGTCACCCATCTTGGCAGTGCCAAAGTGAGCAGCAAACGGAGCACATGCTTCTTTCAGTAAGCCAAGACCGTATTCATTGACGGTGCCATCTTTCTTGAACGGCGAGAAGATCTGAGTGAACTTCATTCCGACAGCAGCTTTGGACTCTTCAGCAGCATCCTTGACTTCGTTGACAGCTTCCACTTCGTAGCTGAATTTGATGTACTCAGAGCCAGCTTGCGAGGCTTCACGACTTGCAGTGATGAGCAGATTGTAATGCCCCGTGGGAGGGCAACCTACAGGGGGCAGATCATCAATGTCATCCATGGATGCGTCCATCAGGGAGTCGAGATCGGCAAATGCTTTGTTAGACATGATATGGTCTTTCAGTTTAGAGAGTTAAGTTGATGTTAGCATACATTATCCAGTATGCCAGTGGATGTTTTCACTTAGGCTTTGAGTTCCAGAACGGCACGATCTTCAAGCTCAAGCAACAATTCAATGTAATGCTTGGCTTTGCGAAGATCCTCAAGCCCGCCCTTGTCTTTCCAGCGAGTGACGTATTTGATTACGTTACCTTCAAAGAATCCAATGTCATTGGCATGAATGTATTGGACTGGTTGAATTGCCTTAGCAGCATAATGTCTGCCGCCAATCTGTACGTCCAGTGCCGAAGTGTTGAGACTAGAGTCTGCCATAGTTTTGCTCCATTGTCAAGTGGGGTTGAAAATAGCTGCTAGTTCCAGCTCACCAGTCTTGTTGTCATCAAGTGCAAGAGGTAGTCTTGAGCCAGTGACAATCGTAGGACTGTAGGTAGTAGAGGCATAGGCTCTATGTTGCTTGTTAGTGATGGCGCAATGCACCACACTGTCAAAGTATTTAGCACTTGTTAAGGAGAAGTTGCGAGTGCCAGCAACAGGCACAATCTTCTCACGACCTTCAAGAGATTCCGATTCCATCTCATGACTGATGCAGCAGATGTTAACATCAAGCACCTGAATAGCAGACAGAATCTGCTCCATTAAATTCGCTTGGGCTGCGTAGTCTTGGAATGTGCGCTTATATTCTTCACCTCCTGGCTTTGAAATCTCTTTCAAAATTATTCTGTTCATTGCACTGTTGGCAAGCTGTGATAGGTTGTCAATAACTAGAATATCTTTCTCTGTAAACTCTAGGATGTTTACTTCGCTCCATGTTGCGCTGCCATCTTTGAGACACAGTGGACAAGATACTTTTCCGTGGGAGTTGCAGATACGCTTGTTGCCGCCACGTAGAATATCCCGCACAGTGTCAATAGCCACAGGATAGAGCTTGTGATCCGGAATAGATATGACATTGACATTTTTACGAAACTCCTTAGCAAGAATGGCTGGATTGAGAAGTGTCTTAATGCCCGACTCTAAGTCAAGCCAATGCAGAGTAAATCCGGCGGCCGCTAACTTGCCAACAAGGGCAGTCTTTCCTGATTTTGGGGCACCGTATACAAGTGCCTTGGATTTTGTCGATGCAATGTAACTATCTAAGTTCATTGAGTTTCTCCTTTTGGCGGTTGACAATCTCTGTCAGGGTGGTTGCAAAGTCTACAGTTTCAATCTTGGAAATGTCAGCAAGGCATGTGATTCTTGGAAGCTCACTGTATTCCATGCCAAAGCGATGTTGGAATGATGTGCTGCACATATCAAATTGATCGCAGCGGCGCATGAAGTTATAGCAAGAACGTCCACGCTTGGGAAAGAACTTGAGTTCTGAATAATCTTCTATCTGGCGGTGCAGCAATAGCTGATCTTGAATCCACTCAGCTTTTTGGTAGGCATGCTTGACGAAATCAAACTGCTGCCATGCTTGTTCAGTGCTGCTGTAGACTGCGTACATTACGTCATAGTCTGCACCTCCAAGCATGTCAATTACGATTGCGTACGAAAGGGCTTGGTCACTGTTGGCATAGATGGCAGGGTCTACATTGGCAAAGCCAGTAGTCTTGTTTTCTTTGACGCGATAGCGGCCAGTCACTTTGTGACGCAAGACCTCATCAATATGGCCAGAGTAGAAGTGCCCATCTTCAAAGTCAATGGCGACGGTGGCCTCTACTTTTATGCAATCATAATTAGACAGGTCTGAGTCATTGTAGAATTGTTCGTACGCATACAGTGCCCAAATTGCTTCCCAGAAACTCTTTCCGTTTTTGCGTTTCGGTTTACGTTCTTCATCAAAAAGATCAATGTCCCACGCTTTAATAGCTTCCCAGATTGCCGCTCGAAGATTTTGCGTCTGATCGTAAGTGGCAATGCCAGCACCAACTGCATGACCGAACGCGAACGTAGGACTGTTGATGCGTTCCGATTTTCCCGTAGCAGCTTGCAGCTTCTTAATTGCAAACTTTCGCGGACAGGAATGGAAGATATCATAAGTAGAATACGTTGTGAGATTCGCATGGCTTGATAGTTTATCGTAGTTTGTTTTCAGTACGGCGCTTGCATTGTTGTTTGTGGTGTTGATGGGAGTATCTAGAATTGCGTCAAATTGTTCAGAGGTTATCATGATTGCGTGCTCGTATGTAGTCTGTATATACGTCAATCATGTCAGAGTAAAACTCTTTCATGTGACCGTGATATGCTTCTTGTGCAGTGTAATGTAGATATTGCTGTCTAGCTTCTTCCAGCTTGATGCGTGCAATGTCTACACTGTCAGGCTTCTTGAATGGATTTTTCATAGATCGTCAGCAGTGACTTTCTTGCGACTTCCTGCACCTTTGCCCGCAGCAGCGGCCTTGACAATCTCAGTCTTGGTGTGAATCTCTGCTGCATCAATGATGCGTGCAATCTCATTGTCATCAAGCAGGTGGACTGTTTCAGGATAGCTGATTAGAATGCTGTGAGTGTTGCGAAGATGTTGCGGCATTAGTGGATCTTTGTCCAGCAGAGAAGTTTCCAAACTAGCCAATGAGGTTTGCAGCCTCACCATAACATCTCTGGGAATAGCATCGTTCATTTGCATAAGATTGCACCTTTCAAGTTTGTTGCTCACAAAGCGAGCGCGGTTGAGAAATCGTAATACGTTATTCATGCACTGCATTTGATCTGACTTTGGCATGGATGCCAGTCTCAAATGAAGCATGTTAAGGTCCAGCTTGTTAAGTCCGTGACTCCACAGGCTTGTGGCTAGCCCTAAGATTTTGTTAGCATGCAGTGTATCCACATCGTTACCAGTCAGGACTGGCTTGTACCACTGGAGTTTAGTGGATAAACCAAGAGTGAAAGATAAATTGAGTGGACTCTTACCAGTCGTAAGGTACAAAGCAACGCCCCTGCTGTTGTGAGATAACAGCGTTCTTGCTGCCAACTCTACAGTCAGGGGCTTGATGAATAGATTTAATGGTGTCACAGATCAGTCCTATAAAGCAAGGAGAATGTGATTCGTACATGAGTAGAAGATATTTCTTGCCTTGTAATGACTAACTTAGACCAGCCTACCAGTCCAGCTAGGCGCCTTGAGACATTTTCGCTAGTTTTCACTCGCTTCACGCCATCTTCAACAGTGCGAGCATGGGCCTTGCTGACAGTGACTGTTGCACTGCCAACATGCTTAATGGTATGCCACACACTGTCGTATTGAGACATAGTTATGCCATGCGAAACAGGGCACGAAGCGCCGGGGAATATAAAGCTATAAGTTCACGTTGGTATTCAAGCATATTAAAGACTCTCATTGTTTCTTTTGTTTCTTTTGTTTCTTTTGTTT